ATCCTACTATTAGTTCTGGTAAGTCTACTAAGGTAATTATTGTTTCTACCCCTCGTGGTATGAATCACTTTTACCGATTGTGGCATGATGCAGAACTAGGTAGAAACGAATACGTCACCACAGACGTTCACTGGTCAGAAGTGCCAGGCAGAGATGATGCTTGGAAAGAACAAACAATCAAGAACACATCAGAAGCACAGTTCCGTGTTGAGTTTGAGTGTGAGTTCTTAGGATCTGTTGATACACTGATATCACCATCCAAGTTGAAAACTATGGTATATGATGAACCGATCAACCGTGGTAAGAAAGGAGGAGAGATATATGAAAACCCAATAGATAAACACAATTATTCAATTACTGTTGACGTTGCAAGAGGTGTAGAGAAAGATTACTCTGCCTTTATAGTATTTGATACTACGGAGTTCCCATATAGAGTTGTTGCAAAATATAGGAACAATACTATCAAACCTATGTTGTTTCCAAATGTAATCATAGATTTTGCTAAGGCATATAATAACGCATACGTTCTATGTGAAGTAAATGATATCGGAGATCAAATAGCATCTATACTATTCTATGATATGGAATATGAAAATGTTTTGATGACTGCTGTAAGAGGTAGAGCTGGACAAGTATTGGGTCAAGGATTCTCTGGTAGTAAGGTGCAACTAGGAGTCAAGATGTCTAAGACTGTCAAAAAAATAGGTTCACTCAACTTAAAAACACTTATTGAATCAGATAAACTTCTAATCAAAGACTATAATATTATTGCAGAACTCACAACCTTTATTGAAAAATCAAACTCATTTGAGGCAGAAGAAGGTTGCAATGATGACCTTGCTATGTGTTTGGTTATATTTGCATGGTTAATAATGCAAGATTACTTTAAAGAGATGACAGACGATGATATACGAAAGAGAGTATATGATGACCAAAGAGATCAAATAGAAGCAGACATGGCACCATTTGGATTTCTTAGTGATGGCATATCTGAGGAAACATCATTTGTAGATGATGAAGGAACTAGATGGAATGTAGATGAATATGGAGATAGGTCATTTATGTGGGATTACTTATAGGTGGACTTAGATGAACCAGTTCTGTTTCTGCATGAGAGAAAATGTAGAGTATGTGGAAAGACATATAATCTAACAGACGGATTTTATTTAACTAGAAAAAGTAGAGGGGAAGTGCCATCTTCATATTCATACGAGTGCAAAGTTTGTACGATTGACCGAGTAAAGAATAAAAGAAGGAAGGATAAATTAGACGTATATCCTGACTGGTAGGTGGTTCATGTATCGTTTCCCCAGTGGAAAACCAGTAAATTCTAAATAATAACAGAGAAAACAACTGAGAGTTCGAGGAACAACAACATGGCGCTAAATCTAGTATCTCCAGGCGTTAAGGTAAGAGAGGTAGACTTAACTGTAGGAAGAATAGATGGAATCAACGATCAAGTTGGAGCTATCGCTGGGCCTTTTGAAAAGGGGCCTGTAGACGAACCAGTTCTAATTGAGACTGAATCTGATCTTCTGGAAACATTTGGGGCTCCCAAATCTACTGACGGACAATACGAATACTGGATGACTGCATCCGCTTTCTTGTCATACGGTGGTATCCTTAGAGTCTTAAGAACAAACAACGCAACCTTATCTAATGCTAACGCACCTGTTGGTGTTGCGATTACTAACCTTTCAATCAAGTCATCTGAAGACTACTACAACAATCGTAGTTCAGATACTTCTTGGATGTACGCTTCTAGAAACCCTGGCTCTTGGGCAAATGATCTAAAAATTTGCACCATTGACGGAAAGGCAGACCAAAGAGTTGCGATGGGTACAGACGGAATGGCTGTAGGATACGCAGTTACTGCTGGATTCTCAACTAGTGTTGCAAACACAGACGGTACTGTTGGAGTTCAAACAGGTTATCTCAAAGGAATTATCACACAGGTCAACGTTGGATCTATTGATGTTAAGATTGTAAGTAAGCACAACATTACTACAGACGTTTGGAGTGCAGTAGATTACGAAGAAGGATCTAGTGTTGCTGCTTTCCAAGGTTATGATGTTGGAATCTATAATGCTAACGTCAACACAGACTCAACAGTCAACTATGCAAACAGATTAAAAATCTTTAATACATCTGGTGCATCACAACCTGTACAAAGAACATCATTTACTGGTGCAATAGGTATTGGTTCTACAACTCTAAGTTTTGGAGCTAACTTCGATACATTCAAGTCTGCACCTGGCGACACAGTTAAGTCAGAGAACGGAACTTACTCTGGTACTATTGTTTCTTATGCAACTACTGGTGGTCAAGCAGAGATTATCATGGATACATCTGCGACTGTTGCTTTCGCTAACACCACATTCGTTGTTGTATCTGCTGCATCAAGTGGACTTTACCTAAGAGAAGGTAACACAATCGTTGATTGGTATGATCAACAGACACTTGGTCTTACAAACAGCACAGTTAAGTGGAGTGCAATCGCACCTAAACCAACCACTACTGAGTATGGTAAAGAAAGAAACGCAAAGAACGACGAGTTCCATGTAGTTGTAGTTGATGACACAGGATCTGTAACAGGTACATCTGGAAACATCATCGAGAAATGGGGTGGATTATCAAAGGCATCTGATGCTAAGATCTCTCCAAGTACAGGTATCTACTACAAAGATTACGTTGCAAACTTCTCCAGCAATATATTTGTTGGTGCCGCACAAACTGGTGTTGGTATGAAGCACACAATGATGAGTGGATACACTATAGATGACAGTGGTATATGGGGATCTAAAGCACAGGGAGTTTCCTTCAATGGTTCTGGTGCAAGTATCTTCTCACTTGCAAACGGAAATGATTATGGTGGAGTTGATCAGTATGAGTGTACTCTTGGTGATATCATAGGTTCTTACACAGTCCTTGATAACCCTGCTGAGTACTCAGTTAACTACTTAATACAAGGCCCTTCTGGTGGATCTTCAATCTATGAAGCACAAGCTAAGGCAAATAAATTACTTAGCATTGCAACAGTTCGTAAGGATTGTATCGCATGTATTTCACCTTACAGAACAGGTGTTGTTGGTGTAACTGACACTGATAAACAGACTGCAAACATCATATCATTCTATGATAGTTTACAATCTACATCTTATGGAGTTTTCGACTCAGGTTATAAGTATACCTTCGATAGATTCAATAACACATTTAGATACATTCCTCTTAATGGTGATATTGCTGGATTGATGGCAAGAACATCCATCAACTCATTCCCTTGGTTCTCACCAGCTGGTGCAACTAGAGGATCTATCAACGATGCAGTTAAACTTGCATACAACCCATCACAGGCACAAAGGGATATGCTTTATCCTAAGAGAATTAACCCTGTTATGTTCTCACCTGGCTCTGGCATCGTACTATTCGGTGACAAAACTGCACAAAAAGAAGCATCTGCATTTGACAGAATCAACGTTCGTCGCTTGTTCTTAACAATCGAAGGAACTATCGAGAGAGCTGCAAGATCACAACTATTTGAGTTCAATGACGATCTCACAAGAACAAACTTCTTGAATATCGTTGAACCATTCCTTCGTGATGTTAAGGCTAAGAGAGGTATTTCAGACTTCGTAGTCATCTGTGATGAAACCAATAACACACCTGATGTTATTGATGCGAATACCTTCAAGGCAGATATCTTCGTGAAGCCTGCAAGATCTATTAACTTCATTGGTCTAACCTTTGTTGCTACTAGAACTGGAATCAGCTTCGATGAAGTTATCGGTACTGCTTAAACTTTACTAAATACACACGATAAGAGGAACTTACTCTAATGGCTATTAACAATAAACCCAGCATGGATTCAAGGACTATAGACGCCTTTAAGTCTAAGCTGGTTGGTGGTGGCGCAAGACCTAATCTGTTTGAAGTTGAACTTCAATGGCCTGAATTTCTAACTGGACTCGATGATGATGTTCAAGAGATGGCAAGATTTATGGTAAAGGCAGCTAACCTCCCTGCATCTAACATCACTCCAATTGACGTTCCTTTTAGAGGACGAAATTTAAAAATTGCTGGTGACAGAACATTCGATGTTTGGACAGTTACAATCATCAACGATACAGACTTCAAACTTAGAAATGCTTTTGAAATCTGGATGAATGGAATGAACAAGCACCAAGATGCAACTGGAGAAACAACTCCTACAACTTACCAAAGAGATGCATATGTTTACCAGTTAGGTAGAAATGCTAAAGATGGTAGTGTAGACTTGGGTGAAAGTGGTGGTTCAATACCTGTTCTTAAGGCATATAAGTTCCACGGAGTATTCCCAACAAACGTTAGTGCGATTGAACTTTCATACGATCAACCTGATACTATCGAAGAGTTTACAGTTGAC